TCATTAAGCAGATAATTTTCGGTGATAGACCATACCCCCCTCCAGTTCATCGTTTGGGGCAGTGCCGCTAGGCGCTGGAATGGGGTGGCGAGGCCGGATACACTCATATCTGCTTAGTGAAGTTATTTTAGGAAATCTGATCGTTTAAGGCACGACGGGGATATAGGACACGTTTAAGTTGGTAATGGTGGCCGTTAGTACGGAGGCGGCGTTCATCGCACCCGTCAGAACGATAGATTGCGTGGTGCCGTCGGCCGCCAGAGGCACATACGCCGACACAGACACGTTCTGGAGAGCCACACCGACCGCCGGGACTACTGTCACGGCAACAGCCGGAGCCGCCGTGCCGAGGGTAGGAGTGAATGTGAGATTGAACCACTCCGCTGCGGTCGCTACTGCACTAAATGTAATCGTCATCTGCACGTGGGCCATGTAGTTCGCATTACCAAGCGCAGCATTTAGTCCTACGGCTGCTTGTAATAGGGAGCAATTGGTGAAGGCAAAAGCACCACCCGCAGCAACAAGAGTCGCACCTTGGACCCCAGACGGTTCCACCACGCGGGGGCCGTAACCAGCCAAGGGGACCCACACGGGGGCCGCATTACTCGTCCAATCAGTCGCCGGGTCATTACCGCCAAGAATGCTTGTTTGGGGGGGAGCGCTTAGGGTCGTGGCACCGCCAGAAAATACATAAGCACCACCATCAATCCCGGAGAAAACCGTGTCGTTGAGGTAATACTGTTTGGTAACATCCCAAATATCGCTGTTATTCACTTCGTTACGGCGAAAAGAAGCCGACTGAGAAGCTGCGGTGCCGAGGATTCCTAGGCGAGTCACGGGGTTTTTCAAACTCTCGAGTGAAGCCATATTATATTAAGTAATGCGAAAAAAAACGGCGGTGATTTACATTAGCCGGGCAGAGAGGCTTTTACCCGCTCCCGCCATCGGGCGACCCATTTCCTCCTTCCTCTCGGCGGGTTTAGACGCACTACCGCTGGAAGCCAAACCCATACGATTTGCCAGAGCCATCATCTTCCCGCCGATTATACGGGCAAGGCCGGAACGAGTACCCGCCGGGGCTAGAGGCGCGGCGATGATGTCTTGCTCGGACAGAACGCCCTTTATGATACGAGAAGAGCCGCGCACGGATTCAAAGAAGCCGGAGTTCGCCGTAATCACGAACAACTGGGGGTTCACGGGGAAGCCGAAGGTGTTGCGAACACGGACGTTAAACTGCAGCGTGAAGTTGCCCACCAGCGATGACGCTTGGCCCGACTGGAGTGTCAGATCAACGCCGGGCTTCAGCACGAGGAAGCCACCCACCGTAGACACACGCTTCCCAACAGCGCCAGTAGGCACACGGGCAAGGCCGGACCACGTGTCCCAATCCACATCTAGGCCGTTCCTTACGGCCATGTGGTATAACTGCTCGGGGGTCTGCGAAGAAAGTAGACCGGAGAAGTTGTCAAAGTTAATTGACAGCGGGTTCTGGGGGCGCTCTCCGTTCTGCCCACAGTCGATAGGCAGATAGGACGAGCCAAACTGGGGAAGAGTGGGGTCATTCGCACGATTGGCCGCCACCGTCGCCGGGTCAGCGAGAGCCTTGCAGTAGATGATGAGAAGGTCGGGAATCTGGGGCAACGTGATAGTCTGGGAAGTAAGCTGCTCGGAGACACCGGGCTGCATCGCCGAGTTGAGGGGCTGAGTAATGTAGCGGGGAAACTCCATGTAGGGAACCACGCTCTTAGGGGGTAGAGGAATATCAAGAGAGGGCGTGAGGAACTGCACGTTTAGGAAGGAGTTCTCAAAGGGACCGCTGGTACGAGAAACGTTGTACTGAACCGGGGGCAGCCAAGTTGTCGGAGCTAGGCCGCCAGAATAGTAGAGTTTCTGGGCCGAACCCACAATGCTGTTACGCAGACGCAGCGCACGGCCGGGTTCGCGCATGTTGCAAACGAGCTGAATGTTGTTGATACCGAAGAGGCCCGTGTCGCTGCCGTGGCTCTCAGCGAACACAAAGGGGGACAGCACCAACTTCTCCGTAGTGCGGAACCGCAGATACACGAGGTAGAGGCCATTCACGTCTCCAGCATTGGCCGTAGATACCGGGACACCGTCCACGTAGTCAATATCAAGGCCGTTCGCATCCGTGTAGAAACCAGAGCCTACCAGAACCGCACCCGCCGAATCCGTGAAGGCCAAATTTGCCCAAGAGCCGTTGGGCTGCTCGTGGTAGTCGTGGGACATATTGGTATAACCGGAGATCGGGTCGTTGGTCGCATTCAGAGCATCGGCGTTCTGCTGGTATTTGTCCAACATCGTCGGGCAAGTGCGCTGGAGACGGTTCTGCTTGTAGTCCGTCAGACGCAGCACCTCAGACAGCACGTCTTGAGAGTTAATTGTCACCGTGGTGTCGTTGATGGTCGCCGTCATCGTCGCGCAGAGGGAGTTCAGCGGGAAGGCCGCCAGAGATCCATCCACGCCCAGCTGCAGAAGAGGCTCCCCGACCGGGTACTGGCCCCCCGCCGTGTCGTTCAGACGAACGGCCACTTGGAGATAGACGGTAGAGGACCAGTCCATATCACGGGCGACATATACGTTCTCGGAGGGAACATACACGTTATAGGTGTGCTGGGACTGGGACTGCGAAATCGCCGCAAAAGGGGCGTTCGTGAGGGACAGAGCACCCTTCTCCACGGCGTACTTAGGGCGGGTCTGCACAATGCGGTCATCAAACACTGCCAACTTCTCGATGTCAGCGCTCATTGTTATTATACTTAGGGAGCATAAAAAAAATGAGAGAAAGATAATAATTTAAGAACGGTAGTCCGTTTTCCGGAATAACATTTTAATATTGATGTCGGAGCAGTTCGCCGCCGTAAGAGGAATGAGTTCCCCAGTCAGCCGGTACTTCCAAAAGACTTGGATATCTATATTGCGGATTTCCTCGTGGGAGGCGGTCATTGAAATCATTCTGTATTCTGCCGAAGGCTCGTACTGAGTAAAATTGCGCCAGCCCTCGGCCCCCTCTTGCTGCTGGTCTATACTGAAATCCGTAATGATAGGCTGGAATGCACTCTGGGAGCCGCTCGAACCACCGCCCAAATTTCCCGCGTTCAAATCCACATTTGCCGAATTGTACTCCTTCTTAACCGGGAGCATCGCGGAAGTAAAAACAATAGAGGCCACCGGCGACCACATCGCATCCGTAGACCGGTAGTCTTGGACGACTTTCCAGTAGAGGTTTTGACGATCCGTCGGGATGAGGAAATAAGGATTGTAGGATGGAGGAGGGACGGCTGCATTGCCTTGCAGTAGCGGGTTGTTGTTGAGGATATTCGTATAGAGTTGATTTGTGAATAGGATTTCGTAGGAATAAAGCCAAGGACCCACACCGGTGAAAGGGGTGGAATTGCCAATAGGATAGTAGAGGTTACCAGAAGTTGGGATAGGAAACGTAATACTGCTACCACCCACTGCGCCAACGAGCGTATTATTGAAGTTCGCGAGAAGGTTCATGAGTTCCGTATTGAAGAACAGCCGGAGATAGGCCGTTGAGGCGGGAGAGGCTGGATCGCCAGCATTATAGACGGTCGGGACAAAGGCCGGTATCGGGGCTTGTGCGCCATTAATGATCCCAGTGCGAATACTATAAGATTGCGGCGAGGTAATTTGGCCGCTGATATTGAAAGCCCTCGTGTCGCCATAGAGTTCGAAAAGTTTGGTGAATTCATTATACTTGATGAAAGGCACATCGTGGTCTAGAACAAACTTGTTAAAGTCTGGAATACCGCCGGTAAAATACGGATTAACGGTAGCCGTCGGGAGTGTTGCCCAAAAGAAGTTGAAGGCCGTGAAGGTATCTACCATCGCCGCCTCTAGGGCCGTATTCACCATCTGGGCGAAATGGCTGTAGGTATACACCCAGTAATACCGGGTAGAAAGGTCTTGCTTTACTATTCCCGTTGCTGGAACTTGAGGAACCGGTGCAATCGTCGTGTTTTGAATTTCGGGGACATATATGATTGAATGACTTGCCGGGGTCAGAGTGATAAGGACAGTTTCAGCCAAGCCGGTCACATTATTCGTGAAGTTCCAAATCCGCTGATAGGGAATAGCAAGGTTGTAAATAGTCCGGTTTGGGTCTGTCTGTATGCCATCATTCGCAGACACCGTTCCGTTGGTCTGGATGAGCGGAATGAATAGAGGCAATTCACGCCCGGGGCCGTTCATAGTAAATTTTATAATCGAGAAGTTGTACTGGGAGGCGTCTCTGATAATAGGCGCATCACGGGTTTCGTTGAACTTCACCGGCTGAGGCGGCTGCGATACTGTAAGGTCAGCCGTCTTGGTAGAGGTCATCGTCGCATTGTAATATATCATCTCGCTGTCGGCTCCGCCATCAACAATACTGCGAAACGAGTAAGACATTCTACACTCTGTAAATATTTTTACTTACCCAAGTTGTTATAGGTCTTAGCAACAACGAACTCGTCGGGGGTCATACCCGTTTTATGTATCATCTGCCGATACCTCTGTATCGGTATCTTATAATAGAGGAGACGACAGACGCAATGACGGCCGCACGTCTGCACATCATTCGCCAGTTTCTGGAGTTGTACCTTGTTGAAGATAACGTGACAGCCACTTTCTTCTAAGAGCCGGGTCAAGTCTGGGTGATCCATTCGCATTTTCTCTAGCTGGTTCTTGGAAAGGCCGTCCTTCTGTGCGTCGGGAGGCTCCCCGTACGGGTCGAAAAACTCTATTTGGCGCCCGTCCTTTATCATACACGTCCAATGACCGACATTTTCGCTCTGCTGTGGATAGAAGATGATTGCGCGACCCCTACTATCGAATAACTCATTGATATTCTGCACGTCCTTTATTTTTGAATACGGGGTTATCTCTATATTCCCTCCCAATAAGCCACGGATGTCATCGTCGCTTAGTGAGTATGCTTCTGCTTGCTTTTCTGCTCCAGCCGTTAGGCTCATCTCTACTGTAGGTTATTCAAAAATGCCAAGGCTTCTTCAAACGTCCAAAAACACGGCGGACTTGCTAAATCCCTCGGGATATTTTCGCTGTGCGACGTATTTATCCTCCCCTCCCCTCTTTCGATGTTTATTGATTTAATATAAGCCAGTTAATCTTATCACCAATATCTATTGCCGTATTACAAGTAATCGTGAAGGTCCCATTTCCGGGCGTTATCGCCTTGATGTATTGTGAGCCTCCACCTCCCCCAGTATGGATATAGGTAATTTGAATAATACTTGCGGTAGTGCATATCGGAGAGGTAATAGTCGCAGTCGTTAAACTACCAGTAGTCTCCGTATACGTCCCGAAACTATTGGGATTTAGTCCCACTAGAATATTTGATGCAGTATTGACTTCAACCGTGGAGGTCGCTAGTGCATCAATGACGGGCGCACCCGTCAATCCATTGATACTTGTGATGGGAGCGGTAGGGAAAGAGATTGCTAAATCTACTGTGCTTCCCACAAGAGAATAGACTCCACCACTACAAGTCTACGACAAGGCGCCCGTTCCACCCGATAAGGACAGCACCCCCGCGTTCGCCAGAGTCACATTACCCGCTGAGCCACCACCGCTCAGCCCAGTCCCAGCTGTAACGCTTGAAATATCACCAGAAGGCGGTAGTGGGAATTCTACCCAGTTCGGGGCCAACGCGACGGAAGGGTCTGCACCGCCGGTAACAGTTTGGAGGACAGCGAACGAGTTATTGACGAGGGATGACTGAACGAATAGGCCGGGCGTGTAGGTATCTGTAACATTCCAAATACCAGCATAACGCAACACTCCAGAAGGGACTGACATCTGTATGTGCTTCTTATTTTATTAAGAAAGGTATCTCCAAGAAAAGAATGTGTTAAGGTCAAAGGTGCTTGATAGACCTCTGGCGAGTGGTTGTGTGACTGATGTATAAATATTAAA